ATTGTTTTCTATCCAACCCTCTTTAGAAGCGTTCTCTGTTGACTGATCTATGTCTAATGCGTTCTTAGTTTCGTAAGCTAAAACCTTAACCTTAATTTCTTTTCCTAAAGGCCCATTGTCATCTGACTTTACAATTAAATTTGTTCCAGCCTCAACTTTAGCTATATTATTTCCAGTCATTAAAACCCACCTATACACTCCGTCTTCATAAAATATAGTACTGTAAACATTATAATATATATCTCTATTAGATTTAATAAAGAATTTATATCTATCAGCCCAATATGGAGGAAGATGATTTATTGTTATTTTAGCGCTATTTAAATCTATAGAATTTTCTATAGGCACAAATATTTCTGATGAATTATATCCAGAGGTGTTAGATGCTGGTATAATAGAAGAATATCTACCATCTTTATCTAAATAAACCAACCCAAACTCATAACTTCTATTACTTTTTAAAGATAAATTTGAATTTGTTTCTCTTAGATAAAAAGCAGATTCTGTTGTGAATTTAAAAGTCTCTGTTATATTTGTAAAATTAGTATCAGTTGTGTCTCCTGGAGTATTATCTATTTTATGAGTTATAACTGGAGCTAGCAATGTAATTGTATTTGTAGTTGTAGCAGAAACTGTAAAAGAGCCATATGTTACTAAAGAAGTGTTTGGTGGGCTCGTTGTTGTAACTAATGCAGCAAAATTATTTGTTAAAGCATTTAAAAGTTGTTCAAAATCATTAGAATTAGAAAAACTTTGTGCATTACTGTAGCTTTCTGTCAACTCAACAGCATTGTCCCCTAAAAAATCTCCATTGAAATATAAATTAGGAGAGCTTCCAGCTTGATCAGACTCTAAAACTAATCCAACAAATAAAGAGTAACCTTTATTTAATTGAAAATTAGTAAAAGTCATTGTAAACAATGTTTGATTAGTGCTTAAAGAGCTAGTTCCCTCGTAACCATCTTGAGCCAAAGAAACTTTTTCAGCAGTATAATCTATTTTTATTTTATTATTATCTCCTTCTTCTCTAACTAAATCATATTGCTTTGTTATGTTTCCATATACAATTCTATTTTGTATAAAATCTTGAGCTTTAGCAGTTAACGGAACGTCATCAAATATTCTACCTAATTCATCATCAGGTAAAGCTCTGTATATTTTTTTATTACTGAAAGAATATGTTTTTTCTGTATTATTTTGGTATCCTTTTTCTTTTTTATTTAAGTTTTCTATAACATAAATTAAATTAGAGCTAGGATTTTTATAACATATTTGAATATCTGTAACTCTTTTGTCTCCAGTATCAAAACCTATTCTATATGCATTAAATAAATTAAGCATAGATAGATTCTCCATTGTATTGTAATCCAACCTAAATTTAGTAGATGGAGTAAATTGATAATCAGTAAAAGAGGATAATGCAGAATACTCTCCGTCTAAATACTTATATCTGTATGAGAAAGCAAAATATTGTTCTTTTACAGCATTTTCTGTTATCTGCGCTGTACTGTAAGGGGTTACACTAGGTGCTTTTTTTGGAGGTTTTTTATATAAATTAATATCGTCCTCTATAAAACTATTTGCCCCATATGTTTTAGCTCTTTCAATATTAATACATCTAGGAGGGTTGTATCCATCTGTCCATAATAAAAGATTTTGATTAGTTGAGGTATTGTAAACAACGTTAGCTCCAGTAATTTTATAGTATTGATTAAAATTCAATACTTTAGTTGAGCTTCCTCTAGTGTCCTGTAACAAAACAGACATAGTTTCTGTCTCTGAATTATATTCATAAACAAAAGAGTGACCAGCAGCATTAACAACAAACCAATAAATTTTCTCACCAACCTCATCAGAAACAGAACCTATACATACAGGACTATTTGCTTCAGAAATAAATGTAAGTTTAGTATTACCTCTTTCATTTTCTACTGCACCCACATCTGAACTAAGAGTATTAGCTACTCTGATGTTTAAAGCATCTACATATTCACCTTGAGGAACAAGACGCTCATCAAAGTCTTTGTTCATTTTTCCTTTTGAAAAAGTATTTTGTATTTTCATATTACTTTATCCACTTATCACGACCTCTCAATATTTGAGTCAATTCGCTTAGTTTTATTGAATTCAATCTAATCTTTGTGTTTCTTAAAGAAGCTGTTGATTGCTTAGAAGCTCTTCTAACAACATACTCTTGAACTCCAAACTTAGATTTTAATATTGTCGATTGTAAATAATCATACATAAATGTCTCTGCTAATTTATGAACTTTTATCTCACTATCAGATAAACCATAAACACCATCTGAAACATATTGTATAATAATATTTTCTTCTTGTAGATTTGAACTAAATAAAATCATTCCTGAATTCTTATCTAAAAGGTAGCTTCCATTGCTATTTGCTGTAGAAGTATCCATTCCGAATCTTCCTCCCTTAGAGAGCTTCCCTGAGCTTCCTAAGCCATCTGCCCTTTTGTTTTTCCAGTTTGATTCTATTACAGGAGTCCCTGTAAGGGCATTTCCATTAGAATCTAATAAAATATTTTTTTGAGCTGTATTATCTTGAAGATAAGATTTTGTTATTTTAGAATTAAAGTTTTCAGTTATATCTCTAGTCGACCCATCTGATCCCACATAAGAAACCTTCACAAGACTAACAAAGTCATGTGGTAAATGCATTTGTAATGTTTCAGGAACTTGTGCTTCAAACCCTAAAACCTCTCTTAATGCATCATAATGAATTTCTTGTAATCCTCTTTTAGCATGAAAAACAACTTCATTTCTTTCTACTTTATTTATAACCTTATCGTCTCCAACATAAGTTAACAAAAAGTTATTTATAATATCTTCTAATAAAAGATATTGATATGTACCCCAGTTGTCGTTAGTAGGAGCGTTTCCGCTATTTTGATAATATTGCGATTGTGTTAAATCTTGTCCAATTATAGGCATAATCTATGAGTTTTGTTTTTGATATTCCATACCTTCCATCGCTGTAGTTGCTTGCACAACATCATTTTCCCTTATACTTAACCCTGCTAATTTACATATTTTTAACACAAGTAAAGTTTCATCTGATGGTGGTATTTCAAAATTAGTTGAAATGTCTGGATTGTAAACAGGGTCGTTATTAAGTGTATTATAACCCCAAACAGGATCTATAGGTTTTCTTACATAGTTACATTTTAAATGTGGCTCTGTTCCTTGAGGAGTAGCTCCTGTATAATAAATACTAAGTGGTCTTACAAAAAGACTTGTCCCGTTTCTTTTATATATTGGATAAGTTATTGATGGAGCGGTTAAGTTACTCAAGGTTAACATATCAAATTTAGAAGTAGGTACTCCTTGTACTATTTTTCCTTTATAAGTAATGTTTATTAATTTATACAAGTTAGACGGTAAAGTAAAGTAATCATCTAATCCACCCACAGATGTAGCACCTACGTCAGTGTAGTTTAATGTTACACTTGTAGTGAATATATCTATTTTATTTTGAACCTGAGATACAGTATCTCCATGCCCTATTGCTTTTTTTCTAGCGTTTTGTAATTGCGTAGCTTTTGAATAATCAGAAAAGTACTGTTCAAATATTTCTAATTGCGCCTGCTTTGCAAAATAATTATACTCTAAAGGAGCAATGTATCCTCTATTGTCTTTATTTAATAAAAATAAGACTGTGCTTCTTACACTGTTAATCATGGAATATATTTTTTACAAAAGTACAAAAAAAAAGAGGTCACATTTTGCGACCTCCTTCTCTCCTTCCACGGTAATTAGTCAGTTATTATAAACTATTTGTTATTTTTTGTAAAACATCTAGACCGTCATCTGTTTTAAAGAATAAAGCTAATCCACTATATACATTTTCTCCGTAAGGAACAACGATAACTTTTTGAGTCTTCTTGTCTCCCCAAACAACTGTTCTGTTGTCTGACTTAACAAAAAGTATTCCCATCTCAACAGCTCTCACTGCTAAGTTTCTTAGTTTTAAATTTTCGTCATTTAAAAGATCCATAAACTCTTCTGAGTTATTTCCTGCCCAGATAATCATATCTCTTTTTAATTCTGATGAAGTCATTGTAGATATGTTTGCTTTTCCTTTTAAAACAACTCTTGCAATTGCTTCTAGATCATTTATGTCTAAATCTTTAGCTGCTATTTGAGCATCTAATTTTCCAACCATATTTTGAACTTCTTCATTTGCATCTTTTTCTTTGTCAAATTCTTCGAACTTAACTCCAAAAGCAGGATGTATCATTAGAAATTTTTGTAAGTTTTGATCATTAGCATCAACAACTAGTGACCCATCACTAAAAACAATTGGGGATAAAGTTACTAATCCGTCTTGTTCGTCGACAAAAGGAGATATTTGATTTGTAGCCCACCTTAAAGCTCTATTTAAACCATTGTCATTATATGTAAGAGGTTTAGAGCCTGTGTGTTTCACAGATATCATATGTCTTATTGGTGTTCTGTTGCTTGTTAATACGAAAACCCTTGTCTTAATTTCTAAGTTAGGGAAAAGACCAGAGTAGCCTTTTTTTGTAGTTTTTGTAGCCATTATATTAAAATTTAATTAGATTAAAAAAAAAAGAGGGCATCATTTAGGACGCCCTCTTTTAAAGGTATTAGTTCATTAATATGAAGTTATTAGC